AAGAACAACCAGATGGCCATGGTCAAAGCGTTTGGTGCAGGCTTCCGCAGCATCATCCGCAAGGCATTCAAGCCTGCACCCGGGAGCCCCGCATGATCCTGTCCAGCATCTACCAGGCCATCTTCGACCGCGTGAAGGCCGACACCGGCGCCGGCGGGCTGTACGCCTCGGGTGCGTGGAACATCATCAGCGGCACGTACAGCGTGTTCGGCACGCCCGCGGCGATCACCTACCCGTACCTGCTGGTCGGCGTACGCCTTGAGCAGGACCATTCGCTGACGGCGGACGAGTGGACGGCCACGGCGACGTTCACCGTGTGGGACCAGGTGCAGAACTACGCCTCGTCGGCTGACTTTGATACCCGAATCACGGCGGTCATGGATCGGCTCCATGGCAACGCTGTGCTCCAAGCGGGCCGCATTCCGACCTATGGCTTTCACCGCCACCTGTTGGTCCTGCCGACCAACGGGTACACTGCCAAGGCGTCGCACTGTTTCGTTCGAACGTACGACGCGACGATGACGGACGAACATTCGATCCAAGCGACGATGACGGCGACGTTCCGAGTGTCGGCACTGGCCGCGAATCCCTGAGAACCACCCATGGCATACCCGCTCACTTCCGAAACCGGCAACCTGACCTGCTCAGCGGCGAGCGGCGACCTGCTGTACCTGTTCGGTACGGCCCTCCGCATGACCACGGACCTTGCCACCATCAACCTCGAATCCAACGAAATCGAGGTGACGCAGGCGACGGGCTCCACGATCAACATGCACAGCCGCATTACCGGCTTGCGGACGGGCACGGTGGACTTCTCCGGCATCTGGCCTCGAACCACGACGCCGCTGGGCATCAGCAGCAACGTGACCTACGCGAGCGGCTACGTGCAGTACATCAACGCGTGGAGCATCGACATCGCGTGGCCGGAAATCGACATCACGTACTTCGCGGGCGGAGCGACCGGGCCGACCGACCCGAGCACGTCGTGGCGTCGCTGGATGCCCGGCGGCATCGGCATGTGGTCGGGCACGTACACCTGCAAGGCCGACGACGCGACGGCACCGTCCATGCCGAGCACGGGTGCGGCGGCCGCGGCGACGTTCAAGATGGTCGAGGACGGGGCGACCGACCCAAACTTCACCGGCGACATCACGACCCCGCGACTGGTGCAGCGGGTCCGCCTGGGCGACTTCTCCGAACTGACGTACAACTTCTCGGGCAGCGGCAACCTGACGCAGGCGGCGGGCACGACGTTGCCCGGCCTCACGGCGGCGTCTGGCGCCATCACGAAGCCCACTTGGAACATCACCGCGACCGACAGCAAGCCCGACAACACGTGCGTTCTTACGGTCGCCACGGGCCGCACGTACACGTTCCCGGCGTTTTGGAATCGCCTAAACCTGTCATGGAAGACCGATGACGTTGTCCGCGTGACGGGCACCCTGCGAGTGGCCGACGTTCCGACCGTGGCATAAGGAGTGACCTGTGACTGAGGTCGCCAAAGTATCCATCGGCATTGAGGGTGACACGTCCAAACTCAAGGCGGACGTGGCGAAGGCTACCAGCGAGGTGAACGCCGCGGGTGCGGTGTCGGCAGACAAGGCGACGGACGCGACAAATAAGCAGGCGGCGGCGACCAGTGCACTTGGCGATCGGCTGCGCAGCGTCAAAAAGACGTACGGCGAACAGATCGAGGTAGTGCAGGGCTTACTCGGCAAGTTCGTCGCCATCGGTGCGACGGTTGCAATCGCCTACAAAGTCGGCCAAGCGATTCGGGAATACATCGTCGATGCACTTGCCACGTCCGTCGAGAAGGCACAGGCGTTCAAGGACACGCTCAACCTGGCCGATGTACAAGGATCATTCCGGCAAATCAACGAGCAGGTTACCGAACTGCAATCGAGACTTGCCGCATCGACCGAGAGCGGCTTTGCCAACTTCCTGAACATAATGACGGGTGATACGCAAGAGTCGCTGCGTCGTCAGATTGTCGATCTTCAACAACTACAACGAAGTTTGGCGCAAACGCAACGAGCGGATGAACGTCGACAGGAATCAGAGAAGGACGCCGCTAGACGAAACGAAGAACAGGACACTCTCGCTCGCATGGACGAGGAAGGTCGAAAGGGCCGCCAGCGCATCGATGACGAACAGCAGAAGCGTCGAGAGCAATTCGAGGACTTCCAAGCCCAGATGCAGGAGATGACGCGGCAGCAGCAAGAGGCCGCCGCCAAGGTGCAGGCCTCATGGGCCGCATCGTTCCGCGCCATCCGCGAGGAATCCAACCGGGCCTTTGCCACCGATCAGGCCGCGTCGATGGTCCAACTCGCCGGGCAGTTGCGGATCGAGGGCATGACCGCGGCCGCCAACATGAACCAGATCATCGTGCAGGGGGTCGGCTGACATGTCACAAGTGCCAACCGCGTACGAACTCGCCCTTCAACGTGACTGGTCCAAAAACCGGGCGGGCAAACAGACCGCTCGTCGGCGCTTCGTCGTGGACACGATCGACCCGGCGGCGGCACTGTTGGCCGACGGCATTCCGCAGACAAACACCAGCCACCCCGACTTGCCCGGCCTTCGCCTTGACCGATACAACGTGTCCGTCAGCAATGACGGCACGTGCAACGTCGACTGCGACTACAGCAACGACTCCCGCTTCGTCGACCTGCGGCAGCCCGACAAGGATGATCCCGCTTGGTACCACTGGGGATGGGCACAACGGAAGGTCATGGTGGACATCCCCATCTGCGTGCGATCGCTGGTCATCAACGACGGCCTAAACGGGTCCATCAGCAAGAAGGTGTGGAAGATCGCCAAGAAGCAAGTTGCGGAGACACGGGTGGTTCGCCCGCTCAACGTCCGGGTCCGCATCGACAACGTGCGCGATTTGGACATCATCGCCGACCAAACCGACAAACTGCACTTGATGCCCGACGGCAAACTCTACCAGTTCCAAGGGGCGACCGTCAGCCAGGTCGATGACGAGGGCTTTTACGACATCTCGTACACGTGGGAGTACGACCAGGGCACGACGTTCTTCCCCGAGCCGCAGAGTCGAGACGTGCAGTATTGCACGCCGGTCATCGGCGTCGGCGGTCAACCCGTGCGGCCCCAGTACACCGTCCTCGTCGGGTACCAGGTCGGCAACCCCGAGACGGACAAGCCCATCATGGAGTGGCAACCGCTGTACGAGTACGGCAACCGCACCGCGGGCAACAACAACGACGGCCTTGGTTGGCAACTGCTGCCGGGTGCAAACCGGATCATCTAATGGCCGACCCTCGTCTCATCCTCGGAAAGATCATCGCCGTGCAAGGCACGTCGCCGGGCCGTGCGTCGACCATCTCGTACACGATCGCGGTGCACGACCCCAACACCGAGGGCGTGTTTACGCTCAATGGTCAACGGCCCGTGAAGCGGCTGCCCGACACCATCGACGTGGAGGCGTTTGTCGTCGGCGACATTGTGATCGGCAGCGTCGAGGCCAACCGCGTCCGGTGGCACTTCCAAGAGTTGCCCGCGTTCGCCGACTGCCCGACGCTGACGCCGCCCGCGCCCATCGTGTCGCCCGAGGACCCGTTCCGCGTGCCGCCGATTACGCCGTTCCCCAACGTCACCAACTACGCTCAAGCCGGTTCGTCCTCGTCCGCGCCGGCTCCGCCGCCGGTAGGAGATTGATTTATGGCCACCGTCTCGACCGTCCTGACGCCGATCAACACGCCCGAGGGCGGCACGTTCAACCCGTCGCAAGTGCTGTCGTCGATCAACAGCGGCTTGGTGTACGACGTGCTGGAGTACGCGACGATCCGGGCGCAGATTGACTTCCCATTGGACGCGACCATCGCGGGCACGATCAGCGTGCAGGGCAGCAACGACGGCGAGACCTGGTCGGCCATGCCGCAGGGTGCAATCGACTACAGCAGCGGCGGGCTCAAGGAACCCATCTACGTCGCGGGCATCCGGTACGTGCGGTTCCAAGTGACGACCACGAGCGGCAGCGTCGAGTACCGCCTGACCGTCACGGGCACGACCGGCGACGTGCTCGAGGTGCCAACGGCGGTCACGACTCGCGGGTACTACGGCGTCTTCACCGCCAACGCCGACCAGAGCATCGGCAACGCCACGGCCACGGCGGTGCTGTTCGACACCACCGAGGAGGCCACGGGCGTCAGTTTGGGCAGCCCGTTGAGCCGCGTCGTGGTCGCCAACGCGGGCACGTACAACTTCCAGTTCAGTGCTCAACTGCGGCACAGCAGCGGCGGCACCGAGCACGTCAGCGTTTGGTTTCGCCACAACGGCACCAACATCGCCAGAAGCAACACCGACTACGCCATCTCGGGCAACAACGCCGCCGAGGTCATGGCGTGGAATTTCGTCTACACCATGGCCGCGGGCGACTACTTCGAAATCGTCATGTCCGCCACGGACAGCGACATCACCCTTGACTACATCGCGGCGGCCACAAGCCCGACGCGACCGGCCACGCCAGCGGTGATTCTGACCGTCGTGCAGGCGTCGTCGGGCACGCCGGGTCCGACGGGAGCCACAGGGCCGACGGGTGCGACTGGCCCGACGGGGGCAACTGGGCCGACGGGTGCGACTGGCCCGACGGGGGCAACTGGGCCGACGGGTGCGACTGGCGCGACCGGCGCAACTGGCCCGACCGGGCCGACGGGTGCGACGGGAGCAACCGGTGCCACAGGACCGACTGGCCCGACCGGTGCGACCGGGCCGCAAGGCCCCGGCTTTATCTGGCAAGGAACGTGGGCATCCCTGCTCACGTACAACGTTGACGATACCGTGTACTACAACGGGTCGTCGTACATCTGCATCGCGTCAAGCACCAACAACATTCCGTCATCGTCGCCGACGTTCTGGTCGCTCGTAGCCCAGCAGGGAGCGACGGGACCAACTGGGCCGACCGGAGCGACCGGCCCGGCGGGAACAGGCAGCACCGCCGTCGTTGACGCGGCTGGCAAGATATACGCTTACCGCGGCTTTCGATAAGGACTCACCATGGCAGCGAATACCTCTCCGATCTTCGGCCTCACCAGCAAGACCAACGCCGTGGCGACCACGGGCACCGGCAGCACATCGCTTACCGCGCCGACGCAGTTGACCACGCTCTACACCGCAGGCACCGATGGCGGCATGTTCGTCGGTGCCAACTGCAAGTCGACCAACACGACCACGGCTGGCATGATTCGGTTCTGGCTTACGCCGAGCGGCGGCACGCGACGGCTTCTCGGCGAGGTCATCTCGCCGGCCGTGACACCATCGGGCACGGTGTCGTCCGCCGAGGTGCAGTACCTCGCGCCTCTTATGTCTCTGGTGAATGGCATGGAAGGCATGCCACTGGCCTCAGGCGATGTGGTCGAGGTCAACACGCACAACAACGAAACGTGGAACATCACCTGCATCGCGGTCAACTTCTGAGGCACCATGAATCGCGGCTACTTCGAGGTCAACGGGCGGACCAATACGGGGCTTTTCCTCCGCCGTGGCCGCATCCCACCGCCGCACATTCTCACCAGCACGCCGCACATCGGCAACTTCATCGGCAACTACAGCATCGGCGGAGTGTCGCCATCGACACTGACGACCGCATACGTGTATGGCACCAGCGGAACGGTGCGAGCCTTGCGGTTCATGCAGGACCGCGACAAGCAGATCCTCACCGAGATCTGGTACGCCACCGGCGCGAACACCGGAACGCCGACGGGAGCCTTGACAATCCAACTCCGGGCCGCGGATGCCACCGCGCCGACTCTCAAGGCCGGAACGCTCATCACCAGCCAATCGCACACGCCGACACAAAACTCGTGGAACCGAGTGGTGCTCACCACGCCGCAACAACTGAGCATCAACACGATCTACTACGTGGTCATTGGAGATGCCGCCGGCAACGCCACCAACTACTACCGCGTGTATGACAACACGGGTGGCGTGCTTGGTGCGTTGGGTGGCGTCGAGTCACGATTCTGGGCACCGATCAACACGACGAACGGCTTTAGCACCAACGGCACGCTCATAAACGGCGGCATGTGCATGATCCTCGGCTTTGCCGATGGGTCGTATCGCGGCATGTTGCATGCTGGCGGCGGCACACCAGCGAGCAACTCGCTCAAGCGTGGGTACTACCTGAGCAACTTCGAGACCGACATTGTGCTCGAAGGCATCAGCGTCGGCACCTCGACCAACTGGAACGGCATCGAGATCTTCGGCGGCGACCAAGCACCGTTCCAAACACCGTTGTACCGCGAGGTCATGAACGCCGACAATCGCGGCCTGTTGTTGGGATATCTCAATCAACCGTTCCGCATGCGCGTCGGCAACGCCTATCGCGTCGTCATGACGTTCAGCGGCAACTCGACGAGCCCCGGACAGATTGGCGTGGCGAACGCCACGACCGCCTTCCCCGCCAACGTCGGTTGGGCGTGGGGGTGTCGCGCGGATCCAACCATCGCCACCACCAGCAACGCTTGGAGCACCGGCGCAAAGACACTCGGCATCACCAACTACGGCATGCTGCTGATGGTGCGCCGCGTCATGGACCCGCGAACATGAACAGCCAGCGAGTGCTACAGGCCATCGCCACGTATCGGGTTGCCAACGGCGGCTCGATTCCGTCGCTCATCGTCATCGACACGGACAACGACACCATCGCATGTCACACCTTCGCCGATTTGGAGGCCAGCACCGATCCTGAATGGCGGCCAGTCTGGATCAACTACACCGTGCTGGTGGACTACTACAAGGACGACATTCCGCTCATTCTCGATTCTGTCAACCGCACCACGGTGCGCGACTATCTGTGGATACTGCTCGAGGCCGAAACTCGGCCATGACGGGTACACTGACACCGAACCCCAAGGAACCGAACCATGTCCGCAGCATTTCTCAACGCCGGTGCAACAGCCTTTGCCGCCGCCAACTGGTCCGACACCACCGGCTTCGTCGATGACGCCGAGTTGTACATCCAGTCGGGCACCCAGACCGTTACCGGCGACCTGACGCCAAGCCTTGCCAACGGCATCCAGAACCTCGACATCTTGTCGGGCTGGTCGGGCAACATCGGCGGGGCCAACGGTTCGCTCGCGGTCGAGACGCGTTCGAGCCTCATCAACCAGGTCACGCAGATTCCCCGCGTCCGGTACTACGCCTCGGGCGGCACGTTCTACTACACGCCGCAGGGTGCCGGTGCGGCCGCAAACGTCTGCGACTACTACCAGATCGCGGGCTCGGGCAACGGCTACCTGACCGGCACCGGCACCGTCAAGCGGCTGGAAAGCAACGGCGGTCGTCTGTACGTCGGCACCGCCGTCACCAGCGTGGCGACGTTCCGATGGATGTTCTCGGGCGGCACCGTCACCATCGACGGCGTCGTCGGCACGACCAAGGTGCACGCCCTGACGATCAGCGGCGGGCAGCACCTGCTCAAGCGTGGCGTGCAAGGCAGCACGATGGCCTCGACGGGGTTTGTCGAAGGGCTCAACGTCGCGGGCGGAGCCGTGACCATCGACGCCTACGCCGAGACGATTAGCGACCTGCGGCTTTACGGCGGGTACGTGACCGTGGTGAACTGCGGCGCCATCGCCGTCGTGTCCGGCTACTCGGGCACGCTCGACTTCTCCAAACTCCAGCGGCCCGTGACCGTGACGCTGCTGGAAGATTCGCCCGGGCTGACCGTCATCCCCTCGCGTCTGCTGACCATCACGACGCGGAACCCGATTGGCCCCGGTGCCAACGGCCTGACCTAAATGGCCAAGATCATCGCCATCGACGGACGGGTGCGGGCCGCCAACCGGCGGCTCGTCACAAACGCCCTCGGTGCGCCGTGCTGCTGTGCCGATACCGGCGTCATCTACGTCTTCGTCGAGTGTTGCGATCGCCTGCCGCGGTTCGTGCTGACCAAGGCGGCGATGGATGCCCTGCTCGCCCGGTGTGCGTTCTCGTCCGATCAGCCGACGGCCGTGGTTCGCCGGCCCGGGTCGGACGTGTGTTATTCGTACGACCCGGCCTATCGCACGCTGACGCGGGACCAGGCCGTCGCCCTTGGGTACGAGGTCATCGAGGATTCGACGCTGCTGCTCTGCGTCGATACCACGCGGCCTGATGGTGTCGCCAACCGATGCAACGCGGCACCTGAGGACTGCCGCCCGTGCCCGCGTCAGTGCTGCCTCATGCGAGTCTGGCGGGCTCGGTGTCCGGACCCCACGCGGGTCGAGGCGCTGCCCAGGGCGAACGTCTGCTGCAACTACGGGCGGGTCGCACGGCGAACGCTGTACTACTCGCGTCGGTACGAGCGGTCGGACTACACCCTGCTCAACGCAAGCGGCTCGACCGACCCGTTTTGCCCGCCCGGCTGCTACGTGGACCTGCTGACCGCGAGGTACAGCACGGTCGATACTGGTCGTGAGGTCGCCCGATTCACGGCGTGCAACGACGACCTTGAGATTCCCGACGACGGCGGCTTTGAGTGCATCGAGGCCGAGCATCGGTCCACGGTCGAGTCGATCAATCGGCGATGGGCGTTCCTCAACCCACAGCCCAACGATTCCAGTTGCCTTACCTACGTCGATTCGCCGACGTTCGACGAGCAACGCTCTGCCGAGTGCCGCGACACCTCGCTTGTGCCCGGCGGATTCCCGGCACGGCTGCGGCGGACCATTCAACGCAACGCCGACGGCAGCGTCTGCAACATCCTCGACCGCGATGGCCCTGAGGAGTTTTGCCTCGACCGCTATCAGGCCACGTGCGTGACCGACATTCCCAACGTGAGCCGGGCGACCGTCACGACCACGTACCAATATGCGGTCGGCTGCCGCCAAGGGTCGTTCTTCTGGCTCCGCGAGGTCGAGGTGCGGCAGCCTGACAACGTGGACCCGTCGTGCCCACAGGCCGCAGGCGCCCTCATCTACCGCGAGCGGTACCAGGAGGAGTACACCTGGTCGATCGCAACCGAGCGGGCTGACGGGTGCCCGGTCAACGTGTGCGACGGCTACCAGCGCGAGGGCACGTACTCGACGTTCCCGACTGCACCCGGCGTCGTGACGCCTGCCGACGGCGCCTTCCTGTTCCTCTGACCATGGCGTGCGGCTGCTCCAACACCAGTGCCGCCGACCTGCGACCTACGCGGGCGGCCATGTGCCAGGCGTGTCAGTTCGCCGAGCGGCTGCCCAGCGGCAGCGCGATCACCTGCACTATTTCGGGCCGGTCGATTCTTGCGGCCGTGCACGTGGAAGACGCCTGCCCGATGGGCCGCCACCCCGACCGTGATGGCCGAGTGCGCTGGGCGGGTGCCGATTGGCTGGGGGTGCCCGAGCCGATCCGATGGCGATTGGTCTGGGATCTGGGCCGCGAGCCGCAAGGGCTGGTCGGCTGCGGATGCCTTGCGGCCGTCAAAGCCTCGTGGGCGGGCCCGTGGCTTGAACCCTGGCTGGAGGGGGTCCAAGCCCTGCGGACGCGTCTGGCGGGCTTTATGGGCGACTGGCGGGCAGCCATGGTCGCCGACGCCCCCGTGACGCCGCACTGATCGGCGAACACAACCCTACCGACCCGTTCGGGTCCTGCTGACGATCTGCACAAATCGCGAGCGTGGACTGGACTGACCCGTGGGGTTTGCCGATAGACTTGTATATCAGTGGGGCAGCGAGCCCCGCGACCAGCACCGCGATGGAGACCAGCAATGTCCGACCCGATCCTCAACGGAACCAACCCCGCCGCCGACCGCCGCCTGATGGACGACGTCATGTCCGCACCCGATCCGTTCGACGGTGGCTGCGCACACGACTGCGCCGACCGTCACGATACCGGTGGGCTGACCGAGGCCGACCTGTCGCGTGCCGACCGCCACGTGATTGCCATGTGCGAGTCGTCGTTCGAGTTGGGCTGGCTGCGCTGCTACCGCAAGGCCGATGCGATCGTGGCTGACCTGCCGATCGACCCCAGCGTCAAGGCATCTGTGCGGCTCGCCATCATGGGTTTGCCAAACAAGCCCTCGACCGACGCCGCCAAGGCGCACCGCCGCGACCAGGTCGAGATGCACCTGCGCATCGCGTTGGGTGCCTGATAGACTTCTCTCTCCTCCTCTGCGGCACCGGCCAACGCCGACGCCGCGGTTTTGCCCATCATCACCGCCGGCCCGTGGGCACCGGCATGGAGACCACCAATGACCGTTCGCAAGATGACCGACCGTGCCTTTGGCGACTACGCCGCCGACAAAGACGTCAACGCCTCGGCCCTGAGGGCTGGCCGCAAGTCGATGCTGCACATGCGGGCCGTCATCGACGGCGTGGCCAAAGAGCCGTCGCCCGCGATGCTGCTCGGCTCGGCCCTGCACGCCGCCATTCTGGAGCCCGCCAGGTTCTACGAGATGGTGCGCGTCGCTCCCGACGTTGACCGCCGCACCAAGGCGGGCAAGGAAAAACACGCCGCGTTTGTGGCGTCGCTGCCCGAAGGGGCCATCGTCCTGACCGCAGACGACTACAACGCCGTCCGCGATGCACAACTTGCCGTCAACGCCAGCATGTTGCCGAACCTGATGGGTGCAGGCGAATCCGAGGTGTCCGTCTACTGGGGCGAGCAGTGCGTGGACAAGGTCGTCGGGTGCAAGGCCCGCCTTGACTGGCTTGGGCACTTGGCGGGCCAGCCCGATCAGGGGATCATCATTGACATCAAGACGACACGCGACGCCAGCCCGGGTGCGTTCGCGCGGTCGGCAGCGTCGTACGGCTACCTGCACCAGGCTGCGTGGTACATGCGGGCCGCGGCTCGCCTCAACGCCACGGGGCAAGGCCCCAAGATCGCCGACTACTTCATGGTCGCGGTCGAGATGGAGGCCCCGTACGCCGTCGGCCTGTACCGGCTGTCGAGCGACGACCTGAGGGCCGCGGACCTCGACAACCTTGAGACACTGCAATGCTGGGCCGCCGCGTGCGAGGCCGACCAGTTTCCGGGCCCGACCGGCAGCACCATCCGCACCCTGAACGTGCCCGAGTGGGTGTTCCGCACGGCCAATCCGACCGTGAGCAGCGTGCAGGACGACCTGCTCGACGGCGACACCACCATCCCTTTCTGAGGACAACCCAATGACCAAGAAGACCACCAAGCAGCCGGAGTTGGACGACCTGTCGTTCCTCGCCGACGCCACGCCCAACCAGCCGGAGCCGGAGGCGACCAAGCCGGAGCCCAAGCCCGAGCCCGTGCCCGAGCCGGTGCCGGTGCCCGTCATCAAGGCCGAGCCGCCGCCGGTGCTCGCCAAGGCCGAGGTGATCCCGGCGCCCACGCCGATCCGGTTCGGCCCTCGGGGCTTCGAGCCCGACACGTTCGAGGCCGTGCAACGCCTGTCGCGGTTCTACTTGGCGGGCGACGCCCTGCCTAAGTCCACCATGGCCGGGGCCC